CGGCGTCAATGGAAGGAATTTGACATCGGCTCGGCCCCCAAGGTGCTTGGCGTCGATGTCGCCGCGCAGGGGCTCGACCAGAGCGTGATCGCCCGCCGGCACGGCATCCAGATGCTGCCGTTCCGTAAGTTCCGCAACATCGATTCGACCCAGGGGGCGGGCATCCTGGTTCGCGAATGGAACGAATGGGGGGCCGACGCAGCGTTCGTGGACAACACCGGCGGCTTCGGCGCCGGCTGGGTCGATCAGCTCAGGATGCTGGGCAAGAGCCCGATTCCGGTGCATTTCTCCGCCAAAGCCCACAAGAGCGACAGATACTTCAATAAACGCACTGAGATGGCGTTCGATTTCATCCAGTGGGTCAAGGACGGCGGCGCGCTGCCACAGGACGATCGGCTGCTGGCCGCCATGACCTCGACGACCTATGAGTTCAAGGGGGACAAGCTCCTGTTGGAGCCCAAGGAGTTCGTCAAGGAGAAGATTGGCTATTCGCCCGATGAGTTCGACGCCGCCATGCTGACAATGGCCGAGCCGGTCAGCACCGCCGGCCACCAGCGCGTGCGCCAGCAGGCCCCGCCAATTTACCTGCCATTCGCGGAACTCGACAGGCGAGACGATGCGCATTATGCTGCGCAAGGCTTCGACCCGTACCGGGAGCGATGACGTATGTCGTTTTTGACCCCCAAGCTCCCTCCGATCACCCCAACGCCGCCGCCGCCCAATCCGCCGGTCTTGGCCAGCCAGCAGGTGTTGGCCAGCGGACAGGCGGAGACGGCCGCCGCCGCAGCAGCGGCCGGTAAGGGCTTCGCCGGGACGTTGCAAACCGGCGGCGAAGGAGCCAGCGCGCCGGCGACCGCGCAAAAGGCCCTTCTGGGAGAGTGAGTTATGGCCGGCAGCGAGTCCTATGCTTCCGCCCCGATGGATTACATGGGGCCGACGCTGCTGTGTCAGCAGCCGCTGACGGCTGACAAGGAACGCACAAAGCCGGATTGGAACTGGCGGTCCATCTTCTTCCACCTCGAAGGGCGCCTCAACATGATGCGCTCGTGGCGTTATGCGTGGTGGGCGACCTGGGCGGTCCTGGCCAGATATTTCAATCCGAGGCGCTACATCTGGCTCATCACCGCCAACCGCATGACGAGGGGTCACTACCTCAACGAAGCGATTATCGATTCGACCGCGTTGCTGGCGGTTCGCACCTGCGCCGCCGGCCTATGGACCGGGCTGACCAGCCCCAGCCGACCGTGGTTCAAGCTCGACATCGGCGCGCCGGGGGCCGAGTTGAAGTCGGACGCGGCGGCGTGGATCAAGGATTTGCAAGATCGCATCTACACGGTGCTGAAGCAAAGCAATTTCTACGACATTATGGCGCAGGCCGATCAGGATTTGGTCATGATTGGCACAGCGCCAGTAATCATTTACGAAGACGCCGAGGACGTGGCGCGGTTCTATCTGCCGGTGGCCGGGGAATACTTCTCTGACATTAACGCCCGCTTGGAAAACGATACGCTGTATCGTGAGTTCACGCTGAACGTGGCGCAGATCGTCGGTCAGTTCACGGTTGATCATTGCCCGGCCGAGGTGGTGCAGAAATGGCGGCAAGGCGGCGCGAGCCTCCAGTTCGAATACGTCATCGCCCACGCCATCGAGCCCAATTTCGCCATCAGCGCGCGGGGCGAACACGCCGACGACCGCGTCTTCACCGTGCCGGGAATCTTCAAGTACCGCGAGGTCTATTGGTTGAGGACGATCGACACGCCTGACCCGCTGAGCATCCGCGGCTTCCATGTCAAGCCGTTCATGGTGCTGAAGTGGAGCACTGTCAGCAACGACCCTTACGGCCGCGGTCCATGTCTCGACGCGCTGGGCGACGCCAAGCAGGTCCAACTGGAAACGCTGCGCAAGGCCGAGTTCTTGGAGAAGGGCGTCCGACCGCCGATGGGCGCCGACCCGAGCCTGAAGAACGAGCCGCTTTCGACCATGCCGGGCATGACCAGTTTCGTGTCGGCTGACAACGGCAAGCCGGGTTTCTGGCCGCTGTTCATGCCGCAGCCTCAGTGGCTCCAGTACATGACGACCGACATTGAGCAGGTCAACGCCCGCGTCAACAAGGCGCTGTATGTCGATCTGTTCATGGCGATTTCGCGCATGGAAGGCGTCCAGCCGCGCAACGAATTGGAACTGACCAAGCGCGACCTGGAGCGGTTGCAAGAATTGGGTCCAGTTATCAATTTGGCCGAAAAGGAACTCGATGTCTGCATCATGCGGGTGATCAACATCATGCACAGGATGCGGATGCTCAAGCCGGCGCCTGACTCGCTGCGCGGCGTGCCGCTCAAGGTGGTCTACACCTCGATCATGCGGCAGGCCCAGAAGGGCGCTGAAGCCGTTGCGATGAAAGACTTTTTCGCCACCGCCGGCGCGCTGTCGTCGGCCGCCAAGGCGGCGTCGGTGCCGGACCCGCTGCGCACCGTCAAGCTCGACGACGCGCTCAGTCACTACGGCGAATTGGTTGACTTCCCCAAGGCATTCTTCTTCTCGACCGGCGAGGTCGCCCAGCACGATCAGGCCCGCGCGCAGGAACTCGCCAAGTCGCAGGCCCCAGATCAGGCGATGGCGGCCGTTCAAGCCGCCAAGACGCTGTCAGACACCCAGCTTCCTGGCGGCAATTCGGCGTTGGGGGCTATGTTGGGGCCGAACGCAGGCGGTCAATAAACTCCGCCATCTCAGCGTACCCCTTGACGCCCTGCATCCCCAGCGGAACGCACACAGAAGAGGGCTCCAGCCCAATACGCACGAAAAACTTGCGTAGTTCGTTGGCTACGAACTCATCGGCGCTCGCGGCGCTGACGGCGAGTTCGATCCGGTCGTGTCGAATCTGGAGGTAATCTTCTACGTCTGCCGCGCGGTCGATGCCGGCATAGACAGGCGTCAATCCGGGGATGGAAGACCCGTTGCAAATGCGCAGCCAGTAAGTCTTGGCTTCGTAACGATTGCCCGCCGAGTCGAGGCCGGGGATGTCGTAGCCCTTGTCCTCGAAATTGAACCGGACCCACACGCCGGCCATTGTTTTGGCTTCCAGAATCATTGAACCGTCTCCGTAGGGTTACTGCGTCGGCCAATGATCATTCCACCCTCCTCATCACAGCTCGAAGCCAGACATCAAGATCGCTGACAGCGTAGCGGATCGTCCGCCAGCCGGTGACATGGTAGGGCGGTCCATGCCCTGCGTTGTTGTTGGCCGCCTTGTTGGCCAGCGTGTTGGCGGATATTGCACAGCCTCTTCCTGTGAGGTAATTGGCCGCTGCTTTGCGGGTAAGCCACTTTTCGGGGGTCTCTGTCATCAGTCAATGCCCGTAAAACATTTGAGCCTCCGCCCAAAGATTTATTACCAGAGCATCCTGTAGCTGACAAGCCGGCGTTGTCCTGACACGCCGCGCATTGCACAGATGGCGCATGGGCGCGCTCACAGAAGCCGAGATTTTCGACTGCCTCTCGACCAACATGCGGTCAGCGGCTCAGCACGCCGTTGATTTGGCTAAGAAATCCGCCAAAGGCCAGACCTATCGCCAGTTCCGCGAGGAACTGAAGACGATCGAGGGTTGCTGCCGCCAGTTGTGCGCGTTTCGCGAGGACGCCCGCTGGCTGAACATCGCCAATGTCATGGGGGAGGCCCATCGGCTGGCCGGCGGTTGGCTGCGTGGGGTCAAGACGGGCAAAGGCCCGCGGGTCAAGATTCCCGAAGGCGAGCTTCATCCGATGTTCATGCGGCTCGCCGCCGGCATTGAGCACTTCCACGGCTTCGCCATGCAGATGCGTCGCGCCCGCACCGGCCGCGTCGGCATGATCCTGCCAAGAGTTCTGCCTGATCCTGGCGTGCGCCAGCCGACCAACTACCGCCTCGGCGGTCTGCCGGGCGGCATGACCCAGACGCCAAGCGGCCTCATCATCCCGGCGAGCGTGCATTGACCGATGACGACAAGCCCGACGATCTCCCGCCAGACCAGCCAGACGACGGTTCAGCCAACGAACCGCTCGTTCTCGATGCGCGGGCTGCTCGCGTCTATGAGTCTAAGAAGCGGCGCGTCGAGCGCGAGCGCAAAGAGGGCGAAGAGTTCTGGCGCAAGGCCCTCAACACTTTTGTCGGCCGGCGCGAGATTTGGCGGCTTCTCACCGACGCCAGAACTTTTGAAGAGCGTTTCGCCTCTGGCCCCAACGGCTTCCCCAATTCTCAGGCCACGGACTACTACCGCGGCGAGCGCGATTTCGGGCTTCGGCTCTACCAGAAGCTGCTGGTCATCGACCTCGAACACGTCAGCCAGATGCACATTGAAAATGACACTCGTTTCGTCCGGCCACCGGGGCAATCGTAATGGCTGATCCGGCCAACACCCCTGTCGTCGAGACAACCCCCGTCGTAGCGGCTCCGGCCGCTCCGGCTGGTGCTCCCGAGGTGGTCGCAGCCGCTCCGGCGGTGGATACCGCTGCCGCGGCTGCGCCCGTCGTCGAGCCAGCCAAGGAGCCGGTCGTCGAGGCCGCGTCAGCAGCGCCGGCCAAGGAGCCGCTGGTCGGCGAAACGCCGTCTCTCCTCGAAGAGACCAAGGCGGCCCCCGAGCGCAAGCCGGCTGACACGGCCGCCGCCCCGGCTGACAAGCCGAAGGAAGAGATCAAGGCCGACGACGCCGCGCCGAAAGATGCGCCGAAGGTCGAAGCCAAAGTCGAAGCCAAGCCCGAGACCAAGCCGGAAGACAAGAAGGCCGAGCCTGACGAGGCGGCAGCCCCGGCGCCGGCGCCAGAGCCGATCAAGTACGAGTTCAAGCTTCCCGACGTGATCAAGGACGCGCCCAAGGAAATGGGCGAGTACACGACGATCCTTGGCGAAGC